TCTCATTAATTCTGCTGAACCCATTGCTGCACCAGCACCTAATCCACCCTCTCCTCTATAAAGTTCTTTATTTAAAAATTCAGAAACTGGGTTTTCGGTTTTAAAACTTTTACCCGTGACCCAGTTCCAAAGACCCGTAACTCCTTGAGAGAGCATATCTATTACAAATGTGAATATATCACCAAAACTAGTGATTATACCTGTGATAACAGCTACCCCTTTTTGAAGTGGTGAAAGTGTTTCATCACCCCAAAGATTATAGAATGTTTTAATTGTTGTAATCACAGGATCAATTAATAAAGCTAGTGGACCTAAAATTTTCCCAAAAAATTTAAAAAAACCTAATACTTTTGATCCAACACCTTCAAATATTTGGAATGGAATTTTGAATCCACTAAAAATTGTTTTAATCCCTTCAAATATTTTTCCAAAAAAACCTTCAGCTTCAAACATTTTTGTAATATTTTTAAAAATATCTTTGCCTTTTTGATACCATTTTCCTAAAGTTTCTCCTAAATCAAAAAATCTTTGTTTAATACTTTCAAAAAACCCTTTTATTCCTTCACCCGCTTTTTCAAATTTTAATATTAATCCATCAAAATTAAAAAAAGATTTTATTCGTTCAATAAACTTTGTCCATTTTGCTTGAAACGCATCTTTAAGTTCATCAAATTTTATTAATTCTTTTGCTTTTGTAATAAATTGATTCCACTTTTCTTTAAGTGGATTTAATATAAATTCATCCCAATAAGTTTTCAGATATCTTCCAAAATCTTTTATACCTTCCAAAACAGCAGTCCATTTTTTTTGTAACCATTGCATTAATTTACTTTCTCTAAAAAATCGTCTAATCGTTTCTGGAATTCGTTTTATATCATCAATCCACTCCCAAAATTTAGTTTTTGCTGCTTCATAAGCTAATTTTAATGCTTTAAATCTTTTATATATTTCTTCTATTAAAAAGGTTGCACCACCAATTAAAAGTAAAAACCAATTAGTACCACCACCATTTTCACTGGATTCTGTTATTTTCTTTAGCATTTTATTTAAATTTTCAGTATTAGCATTTAATGCTTTGTATATTGGTTCTAAAAGAGTTTTTAGAATTTGAATGCCTTCTTGATGAAAACTAACTCTTAAAACTTGTTCACCTAAATTTTTTTGTTCACCAGTTTCATTTTGTGAATTTTTAATTTTTTCTGGTATTAATTCTAATGTAGATGATATTTTTTCACCAATTTTTTGAAAAATGTTTTTTGATTCTTGTTGTGGTTGATCTATTTTAATTTCTTTTATTTTTGATGGAAGTATATCAGAAACAGAAAAATCTTTTAATTTTTCAAAATTTTCTTTTTGTCTTTTTGCTTGTTCTAATTCTTCTTTATAATTTTCTTCTTTTAAAACATTAAGTTCTTTTTGTCTACGATCTTGTATAGTACGATTTTCTTTTTCTTTTTTATCAATCTCTTTTTCGTATTTTAATTGATTTTCTAGTCTTTTAAATTGTTTTATTTCTATTTCACCAAAAATTTTTAAGTTTTTTTTAGCAAATTCTATTATTTGTTTTGAATCCAGTTGAGACACTGGTTGGTCCATAAACTGAGTATATGTTGCTGTGTCTTCCATTTATACTACTTATTGTAGTATATTCAATTAAGATAAAAACAATGATCCCTCTAAACTGATAATTTTTGTATATTCTTCATGTTTTACTCTTAAAATATCATCAATTTCACTTTTCCAATTACTAACATTATCTATAATTTTTTGAATAAGAGTGCTTGGTAATTTCTCTATAAGTTTAACTTTTTGATTAAATGTCATTTCTAAAACATTAATTTCATCATCATTAATCCAAATTTTATCTATATATTTTGAGATTTCACCTAAAAATGATTCGGTGATTAATTTTTGAATATCTTCAGTAGTCTTAACGTCTTCTGATTTTTTGTTATTTTTGTTTTGATCATCATAATCATATTCAATTTTAATTGTTGGATAAGATATTTTAATTTTTAATGAAAATTGATTATTTTTATCTTCTAAAACAATTGAGTCAGGTGTTTTATAAGATTTAAACATTTCTAGTATAGGTTTTAATGGAAATTTCTGAGAAACTTCATTTTTATCTCCAAAAAATACATTAATTTCATCAGAAATTTGATTTTTTAAATATAAACCAATAACAGTTTTATCAACTAATGTAAATTTATCAACATCAACATTTTCTGTTAATATATTATTTTTTAAAATATTGTAAAAAGCTTTAACAAAACTTGTATTATAAACGGAAGTATCCATAACAGAACCTAATAAGTCCTTTTGTTGTTTGGCATCCAATTGCTTAAAGGTAAGATTCTTCTGTAAAGAAGGAACCCAAGCATCAATAATGAAACTTTCTGATGCTTGATTTAAAGCTTCTAGTGCCTTATTAAAATCCATTAAATTGTTTTCCATAATATACTATTTAGATAAATCTTGTCCAAATTCAACTGCTAAATCTTTGACAGCACCACTAAAACCAATAGAATCTTCAGGTGCAACACTACTTGAATTATCTTCTTGTTTTTTGTTTTGTTCTTGTATAATGGTCATAAACATCTTTCTTTCCGAATCAGAAATAGTTAAAACATAATTTGGTGGTAATTTGCTAACGGCCAAATAATAAATTTCTGTAAATAAAGATTTTAAATCATAAGAAAGAAACATTTTAATGTGCTCTACAAAATTTAAATTATAAATACTAAATTTATAATCTTTAAAAAAAGAAACATCAAACATATCAGATTCAATTAATTTTTTAATTGCATCAATAATATTTTTTTCCATTTTATTTTTTAATATTATTGGAAATTTATCAAAAAGTTTTAATTTTTCTTCTGTATTAAGGTTATTCCATAGTATTTTATTGTCATTTATTTTTATATATTCGATAAATTCAAATAAAGAATTGTTAAAAACATAATATTCTTTTTTTTCGTTTAATAATAAATTATTAAAAGTAGAAACCGAATTGATATTAGGCCAATTTAATTTCAACTCTATACTTTTTTCTGTTAATATAGAATTGTTTTTATCTTCAAAATAATTTGAAGCATTATATAAGTTTAAAAGATAACTTTTTAGATTTATTTGTATTTTGGTTTTTGCTTTATTTTCATCTTTTAATAAAAATTCAATAGTAGATCCAACACTTATAGATCTTAATTTAACCAAAAATAAAACATATTCAATTATATTTATTTTATAAAATTCTTCTTTATCTTTTACACAATTTAAAATGACACTTAAAATAAATTTATGATAATCATAAAGAGAATCTTTATTATTTGAAAAACTTAAATTAGCCTTTGCAATTAATAATTGTTCTTGTGTATTGATCTCTCTAAAGTCTATTTTACATTTAGTGTAAGGTAGATCTACACTATAATTGTAATAATCCATTCAATAATTTAAGGTAAATTGATAAAATATCCACTATTACCATCTAATACAGCATATTTATCATACACAAACTTAACATCCGAATATCTCAAACCTTCTTCATTATAAGAATAAGTTTCTCCACCCAAAGATATAGGAGCAGCATTAAAGAACTTATAAATTTTTCTTATACCCATGGCATTTCCATATCCAGTTTTAGCATACATGACAACATCTATTTCTGCCTTTACGTTTCTTGGAGAATCTTGTGATCTAGCGATTAAACCATTGTAACCAACCATTACAGTCCACGGTCTAATGATAAAATCTAAAAAGGAAGCATTCGTTTCAAGCATTGTAATTGTCAAAGGCTCATATTTATTTCTGCTATTAGCTGTTGCTGGTGCTAAAAAACCACCATAATCTAACCCTTGATTGCTTGCTTCAATGGTTTCGCTTGGTAAAGCAACCTGTCTAGCAAATACACAACCCATCATATTGTCGGATCTTGCTTGTAATCCACCATCAATTAAAAGGTTTACTACATCACCATTATAAGACCATATAGACTGTTCTCTACTCCTAAGAGATTCTTGTATGTTAGAAAATAGATTAGTAACTCTATTAAAATGGATTGTTACCATCCATTGAGATGCTAATGCAACGGCTGTAGGCCATGAGCCTAATAGCTCTAAATAATATTCGTAAGGACTTTGTGGTTGCAAAGAAGGCATAATAATACTTATGCCCTAGTAGAAAATTATCTAACGATTGTTTCTCCGGTTAATCTCCAGAACTGATAAGCAATAGTTGCTTGTTGTTCAAGAATTTCACCAGCAGAAGTAAGATTTACTGTTAAATCATTTACAGCTTGGCAATATGCACCATATAATGTATATTCTCTTAAAGGTGTTCCTTGTTTATCTAAAAGAACCAATACGATTTGTCCTTGTACGTCTTTGCTAGGAATATTATAAGCACCAGTACTTAAACGATCATCGAAGATATACTTTGTCCAATCTTCAAATTTTCTACGAATGCTAAGATCAGAAGGGACTCTGAATGTAATTTGCCAACCTTGGCTGTTTGGATAGTTTGCGGTTCCGGGAACATTGAACGAAAGCCCCATGAAAGGAACAGGAACGTTTGTAATTGCTCTTCCGGGCAATGTTGTTGAAGTTACATAAAGCAACTCTTGTTGTGTAAAGTTGTTTCCACCTAATGCAAGAACTCTAAATAGATTCTGCCTCGCAAAATCTTTTACAATTGCTGCATCGTAGAAGTTTTCTATACCTTGTGTGTCGAATAATCCAGCCATAATCTTATTAATATTTATCTTAAAACTTTATATTTTAAGATTGCCCTCCTGCAATCAACTCGGAGAAGTTAACTCCAGTTCTTGTTGCGATGAAGTCAGCCAAGATAA